TTAAATCCAATACGTTTGCTTGTAATTGACTAACTTCTGCAAACATTTGGTATTCTGAATCGTCGTTAAAGCGTGTTTTTTGCTTCCAAACTTTGAATCCGTCCTTTGCTTCGCCAAAATCATAAAAGGCGCTGAAATCGTCTGCAAATTGCGCTGACTGCACAACCGGAACTGTGTCTTCAGGTGCTTGATATTTAGTCATATCAATTCCCGCCTTTTCAAGTAACCATTCTTTAGGCGCAATTTCCTTCAATAAGTTTTCTGTGAATTCAAATCCAATTGGTTCTGTTGGTATAATGCTTAATTCAGGGTTTTGTACGCCTCTAAATTTAGCCAACATATTAAATACACTTTCAAGGTGCATTTGCTTACTATTAACGTAAGTATTTTTAAATATTTCGTAACCGTCGCGCATTTCAGAACGTGAACCTAATTTACCCGCTTCAGCAATACCAAAGATTGAAGGCGTTGTAATTTGGTGACCGCTAAATATATTCGTTTGAATCAAAGAATCCACACGGTTAAAGTCTTCTTTTGTAATATCTGACGCACCTAAATCGTCAATAATTGGCTTACGCGCTGAATCGTTAACGAATGCCAAAATAAACTTTTTACCGTCTGAACCGCTAAATCTATTTGAAAAACGCTTTTCAATATTGCGCTTTTCTTCGTCTGAAGGTTCACCGTTAGGCAAAGTAATTAACTTACTTGCGCTGAATCCTGTCTGTGCGTTACCTAATACGTGTTTAGATATTTCAATGTCTGATTCAATGTAATTTAACGCGCCAAAGTAACCCGGTAAACTATAAATACCCATATTCGGGCGGTATTCCTTTACATAAAGTATTTGTTTACCAACAGGGTTTGCAGGATTAAACGCTGCATAAACCATTTGTTTTTCGTTTCTGTCACCCCAATTTTCTTTGTACCAAAATTGCGTATTATCTTTATTTGTACGAACTTTTGTATAATCCAAATGCCAAATTTCAGCCAATTGTTTTGTAACTGACCAAATAATTTCCAAATAATACCCACCAAATAATTCAACGTCCAAACTTACCTTCCTTGTTAGTTCGTCCAAAGATTCCATTCTGTTAACCTTTTCAATAAAAGTTTCAGCTTCAGGACTTCCCTTCCAACCGTTTGCGGTTATATAATGCACCTTGCTTTTGACAATGGCGTTATGTTTAGCCGACTTATTAAATAGGTCAACCAAATAATTAGGGTAATCATTGCGGTCGCCGTACTGAATATAACCTTCACCCTTCTTTTCTTTGAATTCAGGCTGACGTGCTTCTGCAAATGTTAATACTCGTAAATCCATTATTGTCTTATTTTATAAGTGTCTGTTGTTTGGTATTCCGTAAATTCAAAAGGCGTTCCAACCAATTCCATTATCCCTGATTCAACCATATTTAAGCCGGTCGGGTTGGTGTTGCTTGTACTTGTTTGCTCGTAAATTTCATAATCATATTGACCATTTAACGCAGTTCCAAAGTTGGTATTTGTCACAATGCTAAATTCATTGTAACGGTCTTTGTATTGGCTAATATCCGCAGCATTTAATAAAACAAACTTTACTTCTGTGTTGGCACTTCTATTCGTGAAAACAAATAAGTAATTTGGGTTTGTTAATAACTGTTTTTCAGTTAGTGTTAAAATTATGCTTTGGGTTGCACCCTTTGTTAACCTAATCATATACGTATATATAGCAGGAAATGCAATTTGTTGCATATAGGGGACAAATAAGCCTAATATGTAAAGTTTTGTCTTTACTTTATGCAATTTTTAGTAAAGTTTTTGCTTTACTATATAACACAAAAAAACCGCCGAACGAATTAACGAACGGCGGCAAACCTATAAACCTATGAAAAACAAAGTTGTTAAGAACCCGGTGTTTCTAAAGCTAAAGCAACAACTGAAGAAACGCTTGGTGCTAACGCAGGTTCTGAACCTGTGAAAGTTAAAGTGAATCCGCTTCTGTCACCTTGCGCAGTACCGGTTGAAGCTGCATTTGCAGTCATATCAATACCACGTGTTTTTCCTAAATACCAATAAATTCCATTGCTATCTTTTGCAACTGCAACCAAAGAATTCTGTGCTAACAACAACAATTCGTTGCGTGTGTTAGTCTGTAATTTGTTAAGGATAATCTGCAATTCCTGTGCATAGAATACAGTTCCGTTTGCAACGGATGCATTCAAAGTTTGGTTGAACATTGACGTATCTTTTACCAAAGCATATTTCCAAAAACGTTTTCCTGCAGCTTTAGTTAAAGCAGTTATTACACCACTTGCTTCAGTTGTAGTTGTTACGTTTGCAGCTTCAGTAAAATATACCTCAACAATCCCGCCTAAACTATCGCGACAGTCTAAAGTGTAACCCTGTGTTAGTGCGCACGGCATATTTTTAAATTTTTAAATTTTACAAAATTGGGGGGATATTTCACCCCCCTATTAATTAAGCTAATACGAATCTTACCATTTCGTCAGGGAATGCGAAATTCACACCCATTTTGAATTCAGAAACAAAACGTACTTGGTCAGCTTCTTTAGCGTAGAAAATTTCAAACTTTTCTTCTTCGTTCAATAAGTCTGTACCGATAAATAAGTTGCTCAAACGTGTAGCGTAAACTTTGTTAGTACCGTTCAAACCTGCAACTGCAATTACCTTAATCATTGTACCCGGTAAAACAAATTCACCGTCTGCCTTCGCGTCAACTGAATAATGGAAACTGTTTGCGTTCTTTAATGCAATAGTGTAAGTTCTGAACAAATCCTGACCACAGAAAATTGTCATATCGTCAGCAGCAACAACTTTAGCAGGAATTGCAGCGTAAACACCGTCAAAAATGCTGATAACGTTAGCAGCAGTAATTGAACTTAATGGCGCACCTGAAATAAAAGTTGAAGCGTTAGCAGCAACAACACCTGAAGCAGCACCGATTAATTTTACTAAACCGTCAAACTTGTTTAAGTTAACGTTTACTGAATCTGTGTCACCTTGCCATAAAGAAGTTTCCAATTGTGCAGCAATTGTTTTCGCTTTTTTATCTGCGAATTCTTGCTCAAAAGGAATTGAATCGTACATTGAACCTGTTGGCAATGCTTTTTGTAAATACTTCGCTTCTAAATCTTTAGGACATAAAGCTTCGTTTACTTTAATTTTTCCAACAGTCACAGTTCTTTGTGTGAAAGTTGTTGAACCTGAAGCAGTAAATCCGCAGCTTCCACCGCTTTGAAATATTGCGTCTGTGTCCATAATGTTAATCGTTTCAGAAGACTTTACGCCAACCATAACGTTACCTGCACTTTTAATTAAAGTTGCAGTTTTTGCACCTAATACAGAAGACGTTACCAATAAGGCTGCGTTTTGTTCTGTGTAGTTTGCTAATGCTGATACATTAAATCCCATTGTTATCTAATTTTAATTGTTTAATAATGCTTGTCTATATTTGCTCAATCTTTCTTCTTTAATATCTTTGTTAGATACAAATTCAGAAAATCCATTTGGCTTTTGAATTGGGTCTGCGCTTGGTGTATTTGAAAGCGCCTCAATTAGTTCGGCTACCTGTGCAAATCCTTGCTTAACTTTATTTTCTAATTCCAAAACTCTTAATTCAGCCGCTTCTTTAGCTTCAACCAATTCAGCAAATTTTGCTTCAAATTGTTCAGCCATTTCAGCCATTTTTTTGTCTTCTTCTTTTGAAGCTTCAACTTCTGTGTCAACTTCCGGTAAAACTTCTTCAACTTTAGATTCAATCGCAATAATAATACCGTTTTCGTCCAAAGTAATTTCTGTACCGTCCATTAATTCGTGTTCGCCCATTGGTGCGGTTGTACCGTCTGCCAATGTAACTGAACCGCCAATTTCTAAAGCTGAAATTTCAACTTTAGTCCCGTCCATTAAAGAATATTCTGCCATTTCCACCTTTGTTTCTTCAACCATTGGTGCAACTTCAGCTTCAACTTCAACAGGCGCAACATTGTCTTCAAACAATGCCTTAATTTTTAAAATCGCTTCCTGTGCGTTCATACTTTTTTTATTATATAGTTAAAAAATAAAATGTTTATCACTTAACCTGTGACAATATTTTTTGAATTTCCTCAACCATTGAAGCAACTTTATTTACTTCACGTGGTTTGTAGTTAAATAATCCTTCAACGCTGAACCCGGCAATTTCGCCATTTTTAACCTTTTGCCACGCTTCTTCGTTGTCAACAATCATTGACCCGAACCAACTTCCAACAGGCGCGTCTTCAAATCCTTTCATTGGCATAATGCCACGTGAAGGGTCTGAAATAAAGCTTTCAAATAATGTAACGCCTTCAAATTGTGCGTTTGAATCGTGCATTAAATTGACGTTACTTTGAAAACCCTTCTTAAAAAACTTCTGAACAATCTTAAGAATAGTGTCTTTACTAAAAGCAACATAATAATCGCCGTATGTACTATCGCTGCGAAAAATAGGACTGTCAGCCAACATAATAGCACCACTAATAATACGACGGTCTTCATTTGCAATTTCAAATTTTTGGCTTTTATTAAATGCGTTCCAATTCTTTTGGATTGCGGGACGGTCAACCAATGCAATAAAGTCAACCTGTGCGTCGTCGTTTATGTCTTCTGTAATATCCAACATAAAAATTGGTAAATCTGTATTCATAACACTAAATAGTTTAATTTTTAATATTTATCGTTTATTCAAATCTTGCCCTGTTTTGTATTTCCGCGTCACGACTTTGTGCGTCTGAAATATCGCGTTCAACAACGTAAGCACGAATAGTTTGACCGCCACCACCGTCACCAATTCCACCGCCGCCACCACCTAAAGAAGGCGTCCCGCCACCGCCTAAAGACGGCATTGCACCACCACCACCCAAAGACGGCATTGCACCACCGCCCGTTGCAGGTGCGCCCGGTGAAGGAATGTTAACAAATCCGGGTTCAGAAGAACCGCCCGGAATTTCAGGCGCTTTTACCGCTAAAATGGATTTTACGTTTTTTAAACCCGCAACAATTGCAGCCGCCGCAGCAACCGCACCCAAAACCGGACCGACAACAGGAATTCCCGCCAAAGACTTAAATGCCGCCGTTGCTGACATATAAGTATCAATAGTTGTTGCAGCAATTGCAGCCGCTTTACCGGCAACTGTATGTTCACCAATCGCCTTTGCAGCATTCTTTAATGTCGCACTAATCTTTTGTGCATTTTCCGCACGTGCAGCCGCTTCTTTTTTACTAATTTCAACCCTTGCGTCGCTTAATTCTTTTTCTGTTTTATTATATGCGTCCGCATCAATTTTACCTTCTTTATAAAGCTTTTTATTTAATGCCAAAGCATCATCAACACCTTGCTTCCTTGCTGCGTATGAAAGGTTTTCATTATTAATAATAGAATCTAAACGTTCCTGTTCTTTGTCGTCAGCTTCTTTTAGATATTTAGCGTCAATTTCAGCAACTTCAGCGCCATATTTTTCACGTAAAGCCGCAACCATTAAACCCTTCTGTTCTTCTGTGTAATCCGCGTTATCAAGTACCTTTTTAGTTTCAGCAACTAAAGCTTCTTCCAATGCAGTAATTTCCTTTTCTTTGCCTTCCTTTAATTTAGCAATACGCGTTTCTGATAATGTTGATTGTAATTCTTCTTCAAACTTTTTATCCTTTTCAGCGCGGTCAGCTTTTATTTTATCGTCAATCGTTTTTACTTCTAATTGATAAGCTTCTTCAGTTGCCTTTTTTAATTCGTTCTTTGTTTTTGTGTCAATATTTAAAGCGTCAATTTCAGCAACACGCGCTTTCATATTTATTTCAGCCTGTTTCTTTGCCTTGTCTTCTTCTGAAGTTATTTCAGCCAATGCCTTTTCATTTTGTAAATCCAAAAGCATTTTGTCAGCCGTCTTTTTATCTTCAATGGCTTGTTTATTTGCTTCGTCACGTTTCTTTTTTTCTTCTTGAATCGCCTCGTCACGTTTCTTTTTAGCATCTTCAGCCGCTTTTGCCGCAGCGTCAGCCGTCTTTTTATTAAATTCAGCCGTTAAAACTAATTGTTCAGTTTTTAAATCACTGAATTGTTTATATTCTTCTTCTGTTAATTTGCCTTTAGTTTTTAAACTTTCACGTAAAACATTTAATTCGTTGTTTACACGTTGTTGGCTTAAATCGTAAATTTCCTTTTCTGAACCGCCTTGCGCCTTTAATACTTTAATACGGTTTTCAATATCTTGATTTGCCCTTGCATTTGCAACTGATAATTTGTTTAAATTACGTTCCGCTTCACTTGTAACCCCAATAAAGTCTGTAAATTGGGTTACTAAATTACCAATACCCTTTGCCAAACTTCCCAAAGGACTGTTTTTAATCCAATTTGAAATCGCATCAAAATTATTTATAACTAATCCTAAAGCAACAACCAAAGCACCAATACCGGTTGCCACAATAGCACCTTTTAAAACGTTAAATCCTTTTGAAGTCGTTTCAACCGATATACCAAAAGCACGTTGCACAACCGCCGCCGTTTTAGTTGCTGCGTTATTTAATTCTTGAAACGTTGTTGTACTTTTAATAACCGCGCCCAATTGTTTGAACGAATCCACACTTTCACCAACCGCCTGTAAACCTTGCGACAATGCCATTGCAGCATTCACCTTCAATAAAGCCTGTTCAACGTCTTTATTCTCATTGCCAAACAATG